ATTTGTTTAAGGCATTAAAGAAGATTCCCCAAGACTTTACTTTCGATCAAACAGGATATATGAGCTCTCTAAAACGTGCAGAGGTTTTCTATAGTATCGACCTTACGGCCTTTACGGATAGATTTCCAATACGCGTAAATAGAGATTTATTATCTTCGAGAATCGGACCCGAAAGGGCCGACTCTTGGCAGAGAATAATGACCCAAAGTTTTCCCTTACCGAATAATGAAACAATAAATTATTCAGTAGGTAATCCGATGGGTGCTTATAGCTCCTGGAACTCTACTACTTTATCACACCATTTTGTGGTGTGGAAAGCATGTAAAAACAAGAATATTAATTGGAAGACTTTACCTTATGCAATGTTAGGTGATGACCTAGTAATAGGAAACCGCCTAGTTGCATTAGAGTATTGTCGACTAATTAGGACTCTTGGAGTTCACTGGTCTAAAGAGAAAACCCATGTTTCACCTCATTTCTTTGAATTCGCAAAGCGATATCATTGGAATGATGAGAACATAAGTCCTTTCCCACTGAGTGGTCTCTGGTCTGAACGTAACCGGTTAACCGGCCAAATCCAGGTCTTTGACAACGCAGTGAGTAAAGGATGGTTTTCAGTTTCTGAATGTATAGAATCCTTAGATGAATACTTTAGTTTAAGAGGATATCCTCGTCGATTAAGACGAATATGGATAAAATCAATGACTAAAGCATGGACTATAATGTCCATCCTACAGCGAAAAGCTCCGGCACTGGATTTAATTCCTTTTGTGGAAGAGATTTCACCTGTCGTAGCCAGCAAATTAGACGAAGAAAAGACATTTAATGTCTTAGTCAACTCTATTATGCTTAGCTTCGTGGATTCATCTGAATCTATTACTGATAGTAAGAAATATAATGACGGTCTCGGCCAAGTGGCTGAGAACATAACTATGTATCTAACTTCATTAATGGATATCATTGGATTCGAAGATTCCATCAATCTCCCTGAGTCATATCCTCACACACATGTGTGGGGAGTGATATCAGAAGATTACTTGAGATGCCAAAGGGAGGCATTTATAATAGATACTATTAGAGGTGGAAATTGGGATCCTTTATTAAAGAATCTTAGAATTCCAACCACTGATAGATCAGTTTACTTTAATAAGAAAACTGAACTATTATATATCCACTCGATGTCAATCTCTCGCAAATTTGAAGATTGTATCCGTCAGTTATCTGCGTTTCCGCAGTTAATCTAACTGGGTACCTAAACATCTAGGATGGCTTATCCGAGAATACTCGGACCCAGTTCACACTGGGCATCTTAC